GGGTCGTAGGGGAAACCTAGGTTTCCCTACTTCCCTACTTCCCTACTTCCCTACTTCCCTACTTCCCTATTGTAAAATATCCAATAAATTTTTATTAAATATCTTTTTATTTTTGTTATACATAAATTTTATATTATCAATTGTATTATTAATAATATCTAATGTTTTATCATCGTCTAATATTTCAATAATTTTATCAATAATATCTTTTTGATTAATAATACCTCTATTAATTAAAGAATTATTATTATCATTTAAAATATCATATGAGCATTTTATATACCAACCATTTATTTTATTTTTAATTATTTCATTAACCATATTATTCATTGTTTTATTTATTATGTTTTATTAATTTTTCTATATCATCAAGTAAGCTATGTCCTCCTCCTATTTCTTCTTCTGTGTGAATAAAAACAAATTCAATATCTTCACATATATCTATTGTAAATGATATAATTTTTCTTTTATACTTTCCTCCAAATGGAGAGTTATACCATACTGTTTCTCCCACTTTGAATATAGTATTGTCTGATACTCTCTTTATAGAACTTATTTCATATTCACATTGTTTTTCTATTTTTTTCCAGAAAGTATCATTCATTTCAAATTCGTCATGAATAACTACTATTGAATTTATTTTTGTTTTATAATTAGGATCAACTTTTATACATCTAAATTTCTTCATATTTTTAACAATTTACATATATAACGAAACTCATTAATACTTTTAATATAGCCAAAGAAGAAATTACAAGATTCATCTGAAAGGTATATTCTACAAAATTTTGTGTTAATATAATAAACTAAATATATGTTTATTATTTTTTTGTTTTGAAATAATAAACCTTCTTCATTTTCTATATTTGTCCATCCTTCAACTTCTATTTGCTCTTTAGTGAGATAGAGAGTTCTGTACATGCCCATTCCATGATATTTCCTCACAGCTTCATCTACTCCCATTAAAGTAGTATGAACCCATACATTTTCACTAATATAAAAATTAATATTAGCTTCCATTTCATATCCTATCCTAAGATCCTCTATCTCTGGAATATAATACTTATCATCGTTCTCCATCTTTTCTTAATTCAAATTCTTCAATAATATTATTTTCCATACTTTTTACCTCACGAGACACTTGTTTTCTCATCCATTCCACCCTATAGGGATAATCATCCTCACAATACTGTCCATGTGAATATACAAGCCAAAACTCATGTATATCTTCCTTATGTTCTACTCTTCCTCTATACCAATCTTCTGATATTGATATATCTTTTTCTATTCTTATTGTTGTTTCATTTAACTTTTTCATTTTCATGTAAATTTGTATGACATTGATTACAAAGCAATTGCAATAAATTGCTATTACAGAATAAATTTTTCGTAAAAATGGGTAAATCGTCAAAAGAGCTTAAAGCACCACAGCTGATTGTGTGATGTACCACTGTGCTTTCTACAGGGAATGTACCATCACACATCTCACACCTATACATCCATTTTCTTCTCTTACTAGCTCCTGTATAAGGAAGTCTAGCCCTCTCTCTACATATCTTTATACTAGGCCAAAATCTAGATTTATTTCTCAATGCTGACCTTATCATGGAGAAGAAGACACTATTTGATATTGTGCCATCTGCAAAAGGTTTATCTACAGGTATTCTTATAGACTTTCTTCTTGTAGTTTTACTTGTTGTTGTCTTTTTCTTTCTACTCATCTATTTTCATCCATTGTATAGTTTCTCCACTCATGTCATTCATCACCTTATTGACTTTAAGGAACAAATTCTCACTGTCCCACTCAGCATCAGCACTTATATAACTTGCAGAAGCTGGATGTGAAGCTTCAAATACCCATGTGAAAGGAGCTACACTTTTCCTAAATTTAGCAGCTTCTTTACCTAAGAATACTACAGGAACCCCTGTACCAAATAATACCTCTTCAAATAAATACTCTGTAAACTCACTCCAGCAAGAACTGTGGCTGCCTGCCTTATTTTTGGCACAAGTTAAGGAACAATTATACATAAGAATTCCTTGCCTACAGAGAAAGCTGAGATTAGGATCTTTTATAACATGAAGATTAAGTCCATTATATAGCTGCTTCTCACACTCATTATACCAAGCTTGTAGAGATGGCTGTAATACTCCTGTCACTGAACAACTCATGAGAATGCCGTCTGCTATTGGATATCCATTTTTGAAGGTGTGGTAGGGTGATAATCCGCATATAACCAACTTTAAATCCTCAAAGTTTGTCTCTGAAAAGCATCTAAAAGTATTAGAGGAGAGAGGGGCTATTTCAACCCCTCTTGCTCCTTCTTTCTTCAAAAATTCATATATTGGTTCAAAGCCTCCAGAATCCCAGAAGGGCTCTATTCTGCTCCACCAATCCCCGAATAATGGTCTAAAATTATCCTTATTAAGCTTACCCATCTATAGAAATTCATATAATTGTTTATTAGTATACTTCCAGAGAGCCTCTTTTACTAAATCAAAGATAAGTGTTTCATAATTATACATATCTTTCTTCATCATATCTACAATACTTTCTATTAATTGTTTCTTTCTCTCTCTTCTTTTAACTCTTTTCTCTTCAAGAGCTAAAAGTTGTCTTCCTGTATATTCTCTACTCATTATGCAAATACTTCAGGAAATAATTTTAATTGTCTTTTGTCCTCTGTAGAAGGAATGATGATGCTTTCATATTGTTCTTCTACATCACCAGTGAAGGTTTCCATGAATCCTACAAAAAATCTATGAGCATCAATGTGATCATTCAAGAATTGTGTAGGGTGAGAAGTTTTCAAACTATGTGTCACTGCCTGATAGGTATTAAATAATGTACCTCTGACATCATAATCGAAACTCTCATTTCTAAGTTCTTTTTTCAATATAGACAACTGATGGGAAGTTATAAGTTCTTCCTCAATATAAAGTCTACCTATAATTTCTGCATTAATTCTCATAGATACTTCTATTTCTTTCATTCTTTGAAGTTCTTTCTCAATTCTCTGAAAATTCTCTCCAAGTCTCTTAATGCCTGTAGAAATTCCCATCTTTATATCTATATTTGCTTGACCTGTATGTTTTCTAATAAGAGCTTGATCTCCCCTCACAACAGAATTACTACATACAATAATCTGAGCACCAATAGCATATGCAGCTGACATACTATAATCGTATGAATTTTTATATCCAAACATTAAATCAGCCTCATTGCTCCCTCCAGAGATAATAAATCCTCCAACGAATTTATTTCTACTACCATCACATTTATGAAATTCAGATTTCAATCTAAATCCATTTCTATCAAATTCCTCTAATGTTGTATTAATTATTTCAGTGTTAGAAATTGGGCAGTAGCTGACTGTTGCCTCAGGTATAGGAAATGATAACATTTCACCTCTTGATACCTGTCTTACTCCTCTTGCTTTTAACATTACACTCATATTTCTTCTATTTTTAGTTGTTTTTTAATCATTAATCCATTATTATTTTCAAGGGCATGTTTAATACCACTTCTATTTAATTTTAATTTTAAAGCCATTTCTCTTTTTCCTTCAAAAGAGAGAATTTCTCCAGTTTTTAAATTTGTTACTTTAATCTTTTTCTGAAAGGGATGTTTTCTTTCATATACAGGAAACTCTGCAGGAAATTTAGAAAAGTAATAACCGTAACACATTTTATGAGTTCCTTCTAAATGATGACATATATTACCTACAGGTATTTTGAGATTATTTGCAGCATCTAATATAGATTTCCATTTTTGTATAAATTCTCCAGATAGAGAATATTGATAGATTTCTTGTTTAGTTAAATCTACATAAGGATCTATTTTTAAAGGATAATTTTCACGCTTTACTCTCCATAAATATCCATTTGCACTATGATTACTATCTTTTAATATATCTTTTGAAGCAAATCCTCCAACTTTTCTATATATTTCAGCATAACTTTTCCATTCTCTTATAAAATTTCCATCTAAATCATACTGAAGAAGAGGTATCTCTCTCTTTCTAACAGCATCTTCATACATTTTGAAACCTTTACAACTATTTCCTTCTTTTGTACAATTGTAACCATTCTTATAAGAATTAAATTGTTCTATATAAAAAGTCTCTCTTATTCTAAAATCTTTATCACATATTTCAACTATTTCAAATATAAGATTAACTTCTCCATATTTATTATATGCCTTTTGCAATTTCTTTTTTGGCTTTGTTTTTCTTCTTAGATCATTTATGTGTTGTCCAAATCTTTTTATAAAAGGAACTTCTGTACTTCCTATATAAACTTTACCGCTTGTACTATTAGAAAAGGTAATTTTATACACTCCACTTTTATATAAATCTTCAGTGAATAATTCTCTTTCTGTCAAAAACTTTTTACAATTGAATCTCATACACTTTGTTTTATACAAAAATAGGTAATTTATCTTGTTTTACCAAATTTATGATGAATTATTTTTGCTTGTTGTTGTGTAAGTTTCACTGTTTACTTTCATTATTTTGTTGATTTATTAATTTTTCGTTTTCTAAATTATTTATTAATTTACTAAAATATTCAGCACCTTCATCATCCATCATCATATGTAATACTACATCTGCTTCTTTTGTATGAAAAGTAATTTCCATATTTCTATTTAAAAATTCTACCATTTTATTATTATACATAAATTTCTTCATATCTCTCTTTAGTTTTATTTCTGATCTTTTCTCCATTTTCTAAATTCACATATAGACATATTGGATATCTTTCTAAACTTGCTAGTACAATCTTGTGAAAGTTCTTGTATATCTTTATCCTTTTCTACAATTAACTTATTAAGACATTCTACTTGTTTCGAGAATTGATATAGCACTTCATCATTTGTAAAATAAGTTACTAGTCTCCAATTGGTCCAGATATTAGGCCAAGGATTATCATACATCATCACTTCAATCTTATTCTTCTCAAGAGCTTCAGTTTTCTCTTTTAAATCATTTCTCATTTTATCAAATTCCACCAATGAGATAGTTACTGTTCCATCTAAATTTTTTATTTCCATTTTTATACTATTAGTTTTTTTTCAATAAAGTGCTGTTTCACAGCTTCTAATCCTTTTAATTTCCCCCAGTCTGCCCAATCTTTGCAGCAATCATTAAGAAGATAGTCTGGTGGATTAATATGCTTCCATCCAAAAGCTTTTGTAATAACATAACTTGCTTGCTTACCAGGAGCATCAGAATCACCACCATAGAACACTTCTTTAGAATTCTTACTTATATACTCAGAAGTTTCTTTTGATATAGAACTCAAACTCTCATTCTGGATTCCACAAACATTGCTATAAACTTTTTTGCACAGGAGATAATCTTTAAGACTCTTGCAAATTAAAGTATTCTTTTCCCTACTGAGATTGTTAAGTCCATATGCAGTGGTGATAGGAACATTTGATATCCATTTATCCTTTTTGGAAGCAGTCGGCCTATAGATTTTCCAATAAGAGCCAGAAAATAAGTACCCGAACCTCAATTCATTCTCTTTAAGAGGAAATAGTTTCCTGTTTAAATACATCTTCTCTATAGAATAGATATGATTATCTCTTAAGTCTTGAATGTCTTGATAGTAGCTTGCCCAATAGTCCAATTCTTCTTTTGTAAACTTCCTTGTCACCACCTGTATTACAGAATATCTCTTTCCTAATGTTTCTTCTGGTTGCTTGTATTGGCTTACAATTCTTTTATAATCTTCTTTTCCATGCTCAGGGATAATCCCCAAATGCATTTCTTTATCTATTATCTCAAGAGCATCATTAAGATTTACATTGTAGAGTTGCATTACAAAGTCAAAACATCCACCCCTGAAATCTGGTAGGGAGAAGTCAACGTGGTAAAGATAACCATTTTTATTGCCTATTAAGAAGCTGGGATTCAGGTCTTTATGAAATATACTATTAGTAACCTTGTTAAGATCCCAATCTCTATGTCCCATAAAAAAATGGTAAATATCATAATCCGACACCTTCTGTAGTACTATCTCTGGTGTTAGATTCACTCGCAATTTTCCTCTTATCATCTTCTTTAGCTAATAGAATTTGTAGTTTTCTCCATTCTTCCTCATACAATTTTTGATATTCAGCATACATATCCATAAGAGATTTTCCTTCTTGACCATATTTATTTATTAGAGTTTGGTCTCTTGGTCCATACACCTTTTCTAAATACTCTTCTCTACTATATTGTTTCATATACAGAGAATAAAAGGACTCCTACTTTTTACACAGGAGCCCTTATTAAATCACAAAATCAAATATTAATAACTGCTGTCACTCTCAATTATTACCTTGTCACTTGCAGCTACATTATTATTAGGATCATAAAGATGTAAGTCCTTTAATATAAAGTAATCTTTTGATCCATATTCTTCATGAGTGGTGTCTACGACAAATCTCTCATAAGGTTTCATGTCTCTTGGCTTTTTAGCTCTCAATGCTGCCAATTTCTCTCTATCACTATAATTAACATTCCTAAAGAATTTTAAATTATAAGGATGAAGGAATCCACCATTATAGATGTGTTGATATTCTTTGATTTCTCCTTCTTTCTCTACAGTTTTAATGGTGGCTAATACAACTACATTATCTGCATATTCACAATTAATCAAATTCTTCAACTCCTTCACATTTCCTCTCATGAGTTTCTTCCATTCTAAATCAAGAATAGCACCGTCGTCTCTTAAATCAAGCTTTGAAAGCCATGTCCTTACAAAATTATAAAGCTGTTCTTCGCCATTCTTAGCCACACGATAGTCACTCTTCTTAAACCAATCAGGAAGATTGTTAGGATCATCAGTCCAGGAACATACGCCTACATGATTAATATATTGTGTCCTTGTGCCTTCTTTATTCTCTCTTTGTTTATCTTCAAGAAAGAATGTCACTTTGAATTTCTCATGAACCTCTGTGTCATCATCCCTCTTCCTTGCTTTCACCTCTTCAAGCCACACATCAACCCTTAATGATGTATTGCCATCCTTACTATCACCAAGATAGTCAAATTGCTTACTGTCCTCTTTAGGAGGAAATCCCATCATCTCTTCAAATTCCTCAGCATCTGGATTTACATTAATTACTCTAACCTCAGCCAATCCACAATATTTGGGAGCTGATTCAAAATTTACATTCTCTCTGGTTTTTCCGCTGATTGCCATACAATTACATTTTTAATTATTTATAATACTAATTTACTTTTTAAAATTAATCTTTTGTTCAAATATTCTATTAACATCCCATCCTCTACGCTTTCTATCAATAATAGTTGACTTTGGTACTCCTGTTATTTTAGACCAATCAGTTAATGATTTTAACATTCCTTTATATGTCAACATTACATTAAAAGGATCTATTGATATAGCATCTTCACATGATAGTTCACTTCTGTAGATTCTAAGATATAAAGTAGTATATTTTATATTTAACTCTCTTGCCCAATCTTTTAATACTTGGGTTTTATTGTTATATGTAAATAGTTTGTTAAAATTTCCTCTATTTTTTGTTTGTTCACTACGTGTAGCCCATCTACAATTATCTTTTGAATATCCTTTATCATTATCAATTCTGTCTAAAGTCATATTATCTGGACAAATTCCCATATCTTCCAAAAAATTGTTAAAATTATGTAGCCACTCATCACAAACAATAATACCTTTATCTTGATATCCTCTATAATTTTTCATGGAAGGAGAGTAACATCTAGATTTCATAGCTTTCCAAGCACTATATTCTCTTGTTCTCTTTCCATTAATTCTTCTAATTGTAGACATACTTAATTATTTATAAATATTTTCCCAAAACGTTTCTAATTTATCATCTTTCTCCATCTTAGATATAAGAATCTTACCTTTTAAATAAGGTACACGACTACCAGCAATAACACTGTCATTAATAACATCAAAATTTAGATATCTTTCATTACTATCTGCAACAAGTTTAGCCAATGCAGTTACCTTAGATGCAAATATAGTTTTCAAGCGACCTGTAAGAGCTATTTCACTACCTACAACTTCTTCTTTTCCACCTTCCTTAATATATTTATCTACTACATGAGCAGCATAAATTCTATAAGGACTAATCTGTCTAAATAAATCTATTTGTTGAAGGAACCAGCGGCGAAGGTAGAGATATCCTCCACCATCAGGTAAGCTCAATACAGACTTCCAATCTGGATCATCAAATTCTAGTTTCTCTCCATCACTAACTCCTCCTTTACGATTGAATTTCTTTCCAATAATACTATTCATGTACATTAGTGTGGCTCCAATCTCGGACAAATCATCTAAATCTGTTAATCCATCAATTATCAAATATTCATACTTTCCTTTATTATCTAAAAGAAGTTTTCTATAATTGATATAGTTCTGAAAACTTTCCCATTTTGTAGTATCCTGAGAGGTATAGGTAGAGAGTTTTCTTGCAGGTACATATTCAAAACCTCCTTTTTCAAGGTCAAGAACCATAGCATTATACTTGGTAGTAAAATGACCTAAAATAACACTCTTTCCACATTTCGGAATTGATACTATTACAAGGTCTCTGGGTGACGAGATGGTTACTGGTGTAATCTCATCTGGTAGATTAATTCCTGATACAATCATACATTTACATTATTTTAATTATTTTATACATATAAAGATAATCATTTTAATTATAATTTACAAGTTTTCATACACTATTTTTGCACTATTTAATATGTTTTTTATGATAGGATTTTTCATACATAGCCAAGGTTTTGTATCTACAGATATTCCCATTTGATTAGTCCATACACTTTTACAATATTTGCATTCAGCATATCCAGGAGAAGTTTCTTGCCAAAAATGACTATTAAGAGCCCAATCTACTAATTCTATTTTTTCCTTGTCTTCCTCTGTATGAAGAGGTTGTTCTTGTCTTATATATCTCCACATAATTTTAATTATAATTTACAAACTTATTTAGTTAATTTATCCAAAAGATTTTCTTGCATCCACCTCATTATCAAAAAATCCACATGCCCAATATGTATTTCTATGAGCATCATAGAATTTCATATCCCATTTTAATTCTCTTATTGCTGCTTCACAAGCCTTTTGAAATGTTTCTCCCTCCCACAGTCTCTTTCCTTCTTCTGTAATTAATTGCGTTGCTTTCTCATGTTGGCATGTAGCAGAATATCCCTCACTCCATATTTCGTATTTCATTTTATCAACTTCTTTACATCTAATATACTATTTTTAAGCACATATGCTTCTACAGTCATATCTCCTGGTATTGAATCACCAATGCAGTCAATAATTGTGCAATCAGCTTCTGCATTATCTGCACAGAGAGCAATAATGTCATTACACAAATCTTTTAACATCATTTTTATTTTAGTTCTATATTCTGCACAAGCTAATGGTAGATCATCTACATATTCATCAAGAATTATTTCTTTATTCATTTTTCTTGTTTTGCTTTAATATATCCTGCGTAAAATCCATTTATCCAAGATTCTTTATCAAACATCCAAGCCCCTTTTCTAAATTCTTCCATATATTCTGAATAAACAGTTTCTCTAAAATCATCTAATGTCTTATTTGCCCATTTTTCAGCTTCTTCTGTTTCTTTATTCATATTACTTTAATTTTATCTTGTGAAAACATAGATAATGCTTTATTCATCCAAATTTCTTCGGTTTTCTCTGTAGAACATAAGCAGTATATAATAGCCTTTTTATCTGGATTATCATATTCCAAACTTAAACTTCTCATTATTTTTTGTGTCATATTTTCCTCGTTGCTATCAAAATAATTAATGATAACTCTATTTAATGGTAGAAAAGTTATTCCCGTCTGACCAATCTTCACTACAGCCAAATGTTTAGACCTTCCCTCTACAAAATCATCCCATACACCCTTCTCACTTGACTTACTATGATAGGAAGGAATACCTAAAGAGTCTGCTATTTTTGTAAGTCCACAAAAGACAAGAAGTCTGTCTTCTTTAAATTGTTCTATAAGCTCTTCTGTCTTATTTCTCTTTGCAATAGAACTTTGAAGAACTCTTATCATTTTTAATTTTAGCCAAAAAGCAGGATCTCCTTGTTTTTCTAATTTATCAGCATAATAAGCATAGGAAGAGAATCTTTTCTTTTCTGTGATTTTTGTTCCAAGCTTAGTTTTTGTATACACCTGATTATCCAGAGGAACCCTGACAATATTAATTTCATAATCAGGCAATATTCCTTCCCTAATAGCTGTCTCTATAGAATAGCGAGCAATAACAGGCAAATTCAAATCTTCCCACAACACCTTCTCTGTCCAAGATGACAAAGTGCCTGTAAGTCCAAGAACTACATGATTATTCATTAATAATATATTACATGTAGCTATTTGAGCTTCTGACAATAAATGAATTTCATCTATTATCACCAAATCAAACACCTTATCCTGCTGCTTATACAGAGAAAGAAATGTAGAGAATATAACAGAAGGACCAGAGAATGAAAATTTATTGAAATCTTCCAGCCATGATTGCTTGATTTTATTGTCGGGATAACATATAAGTACAGAAGAAGGTTTTAATTCTTCCATTATTAATAAGGACACCCTGATTTTTCCGAATCTTGGGGCTAACAGAAGTATGTTTCTTCTATCACTCTTTAGCCATTTATTAGCAAATTCACTCTGTCTCTGATTTCTTAATTGGTCTTCCATCAACTCTTCTTAATTTCTTTTCTTTTTCATCATAAACAATAGAAGCATTAAAATATATAGCTAAGTTGTTTACTTCATCTTCAAAATCTGAAATATTGTGCATAGTCTTAGCTAATAATACTACAGTATGATCATCCCACTTTCTGAATAAACAATAAGCAGGACAATTAGAATCATAAGTATCTATTCCTATAGTATATTCAGGAGGATTTTTTCTTAATTTGAAAATTTGATTTTGCATTACCTCTGAAAAATCTTGTATCATCTCTATCTAATTAATATTGTTACACTCCAAAACATCCATTCAAAATTAAAGACAGTGTAAGGAGGAAACCACAATTTAGGCAAATCATCTTCCATATCCAGAGTATGATCATCCACTCTTAATATTGATATTGTAGGAATGATAACAAATTGCCAGAAGTAGTTTCCTTTTATAGGAAGTGTGTTGTCTGCTGAAAATTCTATGCTCATAATAATTTTAATTCTTCTTTAACATTTTCCCAAAATTTATAATGTTGTTTATATGGTTCTGGAACCATTAGCTTGAATTCTTCTATTATTTCATTTACACATATTAATGCACATTGTTTGGCATCATATAATCCATCTGAATATAAACAATTTTTCATTTGATTTCGTAATTCTTCAGCTTTATCTTTAGCAATATTCATTTCTCTAAGAATATAATTTATTAAACTTCTTTGTTGACAGAGATTGTAGCTTCTTAATATATTCTATATCCTGTGCATAACCAATTTTTGTTAGGAATGAATAATATTCTCCACCTTTATATCTCTTGTCCTGCCATTTCTTATAATATTTTACAGATTCCTGCCATGTATGGAATATTAATCCTTTCTTCACTTCAAAGCCAAAGAGATTATGATCTTGTACAGCTCTCCTGGATTTCAAATGTCCTGTTTCAAGGATTATCTGTCTTACTACTTCATCAATACATTTAACATCATTTCTAATCAATTCAATTATTACATTTTCCATTGTAAGAGGCATCTCTGCTCTAACTATACTCTCTTTATACAGAGAAATATATTTAGCCTCATTACTGGAAATATTAATGAATGATATTGTGAGAAATAATAAAATAAAAAGTGTTTTCATATTATTCAATTTTTAATTAATACTACCTATTCTCTAAGAAATAGGACTTATCTAAAATACTTGATAATAAAGTTTGATATTGACCTTCATCTAAATCCTTTTTATTAGGAAGTTCACAAAATTGACCACAAAATCCATTAAAAGCTAATGGAATTCTAAATGAATCTGCTCCATAGGTACTTTTTAATATTTGAGCACTTCTAAAATAATTACTTCCATTACTTCTGTCTACAAAGTCTGCAGGAGCATATCCTGTTTTAGAAGATTGTCCATATTTTACAGCATCAAAAATAGAGAATGCTACATCACATGCATCTCCTATATCTCCACTTTCTTTTACATCTTCTAACATTAACTCTTGTTCTGAATCTTTAATTCTTGTTACTCCTGAGATGGTTCTATTTACCTGAGCTATCCATATAGGGGCAGCACCTTCAAGATCCCTGGCTCCTTGAGCAAATTCTACTAATTTATCAATCGCCTGTTTCTTAGTTGGTAGCTCTTGAGTAGTCTTGGTAAGATTACCATGATCCCATATAGGACTTACTATTTCATCTTTTCTATTAGGAATATAAATCTTCTTTGTTCTTTCATATCCTGTTCTCTCATCAATAGTTTTTATCTCTTCATATTCTCCCTTACTCTCAAAATGATCTTTTAATATTCTATACACCTCTTTAGGTGTTTTAGTTCCTTCATGAATAGTAACATAGTCATTTAATATCTGATCAATATAAGGTTTTTGTTTTAATATTAAAGAGTGTTCCGCAGGAGTTATCTTCTCTACCCACCATCCTAACATCTTTGGAAGTTGTATTTCTACTCCTTCATTGACAAATATAAGAAAAGATATCCATTTAGCAATTCTTAATTTTGAATTTCTCTCAAAGGAGAATAATTGAAAGTCTGGTTTTATACTCTCTGGATGCTTCATATGATGTTTTACAGAGTTTAATATAATAGTATCAACCATACTACTTTTTCCACCTCCGCTGGTTGAAAATATTAATGTAAGAATATTCTTTCTTAGATTAGCATATCTACCAAGCTTAGGAAGCCCTATAGAAATAAACTGACTTTCTCCTCTTATTCCTCCTAAAATTTCATTATTTAGATTATCAAATGTTGATTCCATTTTATTAATCTTTTTGATGTTTCTTTATTTCCTCCAATATTTGCTGAGCTTTGTAAAGTTGTTCATTCTTCCATAATTCTTCCCAAATCTTTTGTTCCATTTTTCTTGTCATATCATCTAATAACTCTTTTTCTTTTTCTGGCATCCAAATTTCATTATTATCTTTCATACATTTATTCCATCAAATTTAAC